CTTACGGCGCTGAGATGTTGGCAGCAAAGCCCTGGACCCTGGCGTTGACAGCCTGGCGCTCGGCCGCACGGGCTGGCTTGAACTCAGGGTGGAACAGGTCTGGGAGCCTGCGGCGTCGGCCGAAGGGTGGGATAGCCACGTATGGAGGCAAACGTGTTGGGTCAGCACGATCTCCTACATCACGGGCCTCCCGCAGCACCCGCTCCTTCCAAGGCTCTAGCTCGGTGAACTCTTCGTAGTAGTTGCGGATCATCACACGCGCCCGCTTCTTCGACATGTGACCGACCACGGCGATGCGTTCTTCGCCAGCGCCATAGAGCACGGCGAAGTTCTGTGTCTTACCGAGGTTGCGCTGAGGGTCGGTGACTTCCTCCGGGAGCACCTGGAACATCACCGAGGCCGCTCGGCGGTGGATGTCCTCGCCCCGCTGGAAGACCTGCAGCATCTTCGGGTCACGGGAGAGGTAGCCAGCGCAGCGCAGTTCGATCTGGTCGTAGTCGGCAACGATCAGGACGTAGCCATACCCGGCTACGAACAGTTCACGGATCGTGGCTCCTGCCGTCTCTCCTTTGGGCAACTGCTGCAGGTTCGGCTCCGATGCTGACAGGCGTCCGGTCTTCGTGCCGTGTTGCTTGAAGCTGGTGTGGACCGTGGGCAAGGTGCGTGTCGGTCGGAGGAAGCGGTAGATGCCGGTGGGCTTACCGTCTTCGCCGCCATCCGGGGAGCCGATGAAGGTGCCCCGCAGCTTCTCCAACTCCGACCACTGCAGGAACAGCGAGGCCACCTCGTTGCCCGTGTTCTGGTAGGCCTCCAACACTCCCTGGGTGACCTGAGGTACCTGGGCCTCGGGTGTGCGGGAGATCACCGGCAGGCTCTGGCTGATGAGTGGCCGCTTGTGATCGCCATAGAGGGGTTTGCCCTCCCCGAACATCACCCATCGCTTCTTGTCGGTCAGGCTGAGGCTGAACGAGTCACCCGTGCGTTGCCAGACCTCTTCTTCCACAGCGTGGATGCCAGTGTCGAGATCGTCACGGACTCGGTCGATCTCGTCCAGGTTCACCGGGAACCCGGCGTACTCCATCGCCATGATCGCTGGGTAGATCGACATCTCAAAGTCGTAGGCGTCCTGCAGTTCACGGAGCCGGGGCCAGTCGTTGCAGAAGGAGAGCCACGCATACCGCAAGTCCTTAGCCAGGTACCGGGCCACCACGTCGAGTGCGAAGTTGTCAGTACCCAGTTCGCCCAGCGGCGGGTAGAACGTGGCCCGCTCCTTGCGCGGGATCTTGTAGCGGTTGCAGGTCAGTTCCTTCAACGAGTAGCTGATGTGATCCTCGTTGAGGATGTGCCGCAGTATCAGGGTGTCGTGGTAGGGAGGCGGCGGTATCTCATCATCGAAGTACTTCGATAGGGATTCCAGGTCGAACTTGACATTGTGGCCGAGCTTGGCGATGCGTGTGCTGAACAGGATCGGCTTGATGAGGGAGCAGACCTCGTCAGCGAACATCTGATCGGGTGGCGGGGCGTACTCCGCTGGCCGCAGCACTTCGATGGTGGCGTTCGACGGCTTGCCGCCAGGTGTCATGCCCCGTGGGTCAGGCGGCGGGTACTCGGCGCACTTCGTCGTCTTGACCTTGCGCTCGGGTTTGAGCAGCAGGCCTTTGGGATGCTGCACCGGTACGAGGAAGACGCGACCGGGCACCCCCATCCCGACCCATCGCAACGTGTTGAGGCGTGGCGACAGCTTCGTCGTCTCGATATCGATGGTGACGATGTCGTGCTGTCGTATCTCAGCAACAGCATGGCGAAGCTCGACGGGGTCGAGGATGAGATGGGGTGCCCGACGCATCCCTCTACTCGTAGTCGTCGTCCAACTCGGACGCGATCTCTTCCAGTTCCTTGGTCTTCGGAATGGTCACCACGTCAGGACCGTAGCGCTCCAAGCGGTCGAGTGCCGCCTGGTCGGGGACCTCCATGTCGTAGTCCTCTTCCAACGCCGTCTTCGACACCACCGACACGTTGTGCTGGACGGTGCCCTTCTTGCCGGTCTTGCTGACCATGAAGAAGCCACGGGTCAGCGGCCCGATCTTCGGGTCGTTGTTGTAGCCCTTGATGACATTGAACAGGCGGGGGCCGAGGTCCCAGGACTTGAGCAGCACCTGGCCCTCGTCACCGAGCAGCGCCACGTTGTAGGCGGCGACGGCCTGCGGGCGGTCACCGATCTCGCAGAGCGGGCACTCCTTGTTGACGGACTTGAGGCATGTCCAGGCACGCAGGCTCTTGCCGTCCTTGGACGAGCGTTCGATCCAGTGACGACGGAACGAGACGTAGGGCACGTCTTCCAGGAACTTGATGAAGACCGCCTTCTCTTCCAGCTTCAACGTCTGAGCGAAGTCAGACGTGGAGTCCATGATCTGCTGCGCCGCGGTGTAGCCACCACGCAGGGCTGTCTCGGGACCGGACGATGCCTTCTTCTTCGGACGCGGCGGTGGGTCGTCGTCTTCGTCTTCGTCGCCGTCGCCATTCGTGGCGGCTGGCGGCGGGGTGGTCGGCTCGGCGTCACCTTGGCGTGGGACGCGACGAGCGGGTCGCTTCGTGGGACTCATGGTTCCTCGCAGTGTGTTGTGTTATTGCAATGTCAGTGTGTGTCTTGTGCCGTGAGGGTGGAGAAGAACTCTCCGACCTCCCGTGCGAAGGTTGGCGTCGGGGGATGCTTGATGCCCTTGCGGTCAGGAAAGATCACCTTGTGCCGCTTCGCTATGCGAACGATACCTGCGATCTGCTCGCGAGTCCAGAGCCGCTTGCCCTTGTTCGACCGGCCCGCAGCGACCGGTGCCTTGGTGCGCGGCGAACGGTAGGGGGTACGAGCGAGCAGACCCTGCGCCTCCCAGGCACGTATCGACTGGACGCTGTAGCCCAGCGCCTTGGCGAGGTGGGAGATCAAGAAGAACTCCCGGCGCTCGCCGTTGACGAGGTAGTACACCGGACGTTCGTCCCATTCGGTGGTATCAGACGACGCTGGCACGGCGTCTCGGTTGACTGGCTTCTTGCGACCGGGGTAGTCCAGGTCGGCAAACCGTTCGGTCACGGCGTCACTCATCTTGAACCTCTCGTAGGAATGTCAGCGTTGATTCGTGCCAACGCAGGAGCACCTGGAGCTTCCGGGTGGGTACCCCAGCAGGGAAGAGACTGATAGCTGCCGCCGTTGTGATCTGATCAGCCGTCAAGGGGCTGGTGTTCCTGTCTACGTGCGTTCGCACAGTAGCAGGAGTCTTAGCGGGCATGTTCTTGCTACCAGGAGGACGACCTGGGCCACGGCTACGGCGGGCATAGATGCCATGCACCTTGCGACGGTGACGGACGAGGCTGCCGTTGGTCAGCCACTTGCCGCACTCGGGACACTCGGTGTCCTGCGTCTTCATCCGTACCTCTGGATGCACCTTCGCCATGTGACGAGCCATGCCTGGGCCGGTGGTGAACGGCTCACCGCAGACCTCGCAGGGTTGCTTGTCGTCGGCTGGTGCAGGCGGCTCGACCTCGGCCGGTGGTGTGAGGATGTCGGTCATATCGCACGCGCCTGGGGTGGACGATCCTCGTTGCGTAGCTCCAACAGGATGAGGCGGAAGTCGCTGCGGGCCAACCGCTCTTCGCCGGGAGTCAGGTCGTAGTTCTCTGGCTTGTGATAGTGGCGGGTGACTAGCTGTCCGAAGGCACCGATCACATCACGGCGCTCTGTACCGCAGCGCTCGCAGCGCAGGGTCAGTGGGTAACCCATGGTGGTGGTCCAGGTGGAGTCGTAGTCGAACCAGGAGTGGCCGATCGTGCGACACCGAACGTATCCCCGCCGCTCCGAGAACCATGTCGTTTCGTAGCTCATGTGTTCCTTTGTGTGTTCCAAGTGGCTAGTAGCCACGTTAGCAGTGTAGTTGCTAGCAGAGTTTCTGCTTCTCCCACTCATCAAGGGAACGTTCGACCGCCTTCTCGACCAACAGGTTCATCGACACCACACGTCGCTCGGCCTCCGCTTCCAGCCGGTCACGCACGGTGGGCGGGAAGCGGACCTTCATCTCGACGCAGTCCTTACGTGGCATCGGCGGTGCCTTCAACGAGGTAGAAGGCGAACGTCTCGTTCTCGTCGTAGAGGTCAGCCAGTTCCTCGTCTGCGATCTGGCCTGAGTAGTTGGCCCCGAGCACGGCGTCCTCGTTGAGCACCACCACTACCTCGGTGCAGAGATCCAGCAGGCCCTTCTCCTTGAGCAGAGCCATGGTGCGCTCTTCGTTCAGGGATTGGGAGACACGGCGCTTGCGCTCGATGCCGGTGATGTTCTTGATGACCGCCTTACCCCCCTTATAGGAGGGGAAGGCCTGAGGTGCAGCGAGGTCGATCTCCCGGTGCCCGCCCTCCTTGAGCTTGCCGTGAGCAGCTAGCTCATCCATCAACTGCTTCTTGAGCCTGCCCTCGTCCGTCTCGGACTTCTCCCGTAGGGAGCGGTTCATGATGTACTCACGAACGGTGGTGTCCACCACGGTGGACGGTGACTGGCGAGGTACGGTGCGGCGCTTCTTGGGTTCTGGCATCCCCACAAGGTACCACTTCGACCATGCGCCGTGTCACAACACGGGTGTGCTACGGTGGTACCTGCCTATGAGCAGAAGCTGTTCCATGATGCACCGGGTCGTCGCCTTCGGGCCTCCCCGCCGCTCCCATGTGGCAGTGAACCCTCAGTGGCTAGAACCCACCCAGGTAACGGGGTAGCAACCACTAACCCTGTCCTAAGGCGGTCAAAGCTAGGTCGCCCCCTATGGGGAGCGCCCCTCGCCCCGGCCGACCGAACGCTTCCTTTGTGGTTATGGGGAGCGACCTGGGTGGGTTCTCCCTGTTACGCGAGAAGGCCCCCGCCGTAGCGGGGGCCTTGTGCCGTCACCGGCCTTGTCGCGGCATCCTCGGGTCCCGGTTGGGATCGTTGGGGTCGTAGTTGGGGTCCGTGGTCGGATCGTAGTTGGGATCGTTCCTCGGATCGGTCGGGTCGTTGGGGTTGACCTGCTGCGGACGAGTCGGCTGGTCCTGACTCTGCCCCCCGCTTCCGGCCTGCCCCTGGCTCTGACTACCCATGGTGTTTCTCCTTTGTTGGGTGTAGGAGAACATTCCCCTTCCGGTAGGGCGCTATACGGCGTCGAGGAACTCGCGCAAAGACTCCAAGTCCAGTGAGATACCACCCGTCTTGTTGTCGTACTCGCCGTCGATGAAGGCACGGCTAACCCGGCGCTTCTGCTGGAGCATGTTGTACATGCGCTCTTCGATGGTGTTCAGGCCGAACATGTAGCCGATGTTGATCTGCTTGAAGGCTGAGTCGGTGCGGTCAATGCGTGAGATTCTTTGAGCGAGGGCACCACTAGACCACGGAAGGTCGTAACACAGCAGGTGTGAACCTTGGTTGAGGTTGATGCCGTAGGCCCCGGCGTCCGAGGACAGGAAGATGCGGCAGGATGGATCGTTGTTGAAGCGTTGGATGCGCTTGTCACGCTCCGGGCCAGACACGTCACCCGTGATCATCGTCAGGCCAGCGCCGAGTGGGCCGCTCTTGACGGCACCCATCAGTTCGGTGGCGATCATCCGCAGCATCGGCTTGAAGTAGCTGAACACCACCACCTTGTGGCGAGGGTCCTCGTCCAGGATCGCCACCACCGTCTCCACCAGGGTGTCCAGCTTGACGTGGTGCTCAGGGAGAGACTTGAGCGCACCAGAAGCTCGAAGCTCTGAGGCGTACTCACTCCCACGCCGTGATAGCTCCGTATCGAAGTCATCAGCGCTGTACAGAAGCAGGCGCGGATGGCTCGATAACATCCGCATCGCGAGCAGACGGCTCATGACCTGGCCCATCAGGCTGGTACCCACCCCGCCGGAGGTGGTACGCCCGTAGTGTGCGAGAACGTCAAAGGACCCTTTGGCACCCCCTGATAGGGCCTGATCGATCGCCAACGACAGGTCGTCCCTCACCCTGTCGTGGAGCTTCATGGTGATGGGGTCGAGGACGACCGGCATCTCCTTCTCCACCATCTCGGGCAGCCACTCAGCGATGTCCTCCCGGCTCTTGCGGTACATCGCTTGGCCCAGGCGTTGTGTTATCAACGGAAGATTACGGTAGCGAAGAGGCCTCCCCCAGCCATCTCTTACGATGAACGTCGAATCGAACTTGTGGAAGCCACCGAGCACCTCGGGGTCAACGAACTCCATGATGCTGAACAGGTGCTCGGGCACCCCTTCGACTGGCTGACCGGACAGGGCGATGCGGACGGCGGCGTGCTTGCCCAGCACCTTGGCCTTCTTGGAACGCTTCGCAGCGAAGCCCTTGATGTAGGTGCATTCGTCCAGCACCACGAAGTCGATCGGCAGGTACTCCTTGATGAGGTCCCAGTCGTTGACCAGGCACTCGTAGTGCATGATCGTGTAGTGGTACTGGTCAGCGTGGCGGATGGCGTAGCTGCGGGCACGCTTGTCACCGTCCACCACCTGGACCTTGGCCCGTGGATCGACCTTGGCGATCTCCCGCATCCAGTGCCACTTGGTGGACTTGAGGGCGAAGATCACCCCGTTGTTGACCACACGCTGGCGTCGCAAGCTACGGATGGCGGCGACAGCGGTGACCGTCTTGCCCGCACCCATGGTGAGGGCGAGCAGCAGGTTGTGTCGCTGGACGATCCGGTCGATGGCCTCAGTCTGATACGGGCGTAACTCCACGCTTCACCGAACGCTTCCTCGGAGCCACGGCTGGCTCAGGAAGGGGGATCGTAGCCACACCTTCGATGCGCTCGGCCTTGGTGTAGGCCAAGACCGCCTCCCGCAGGTCGCTGTCATCACGGGCGCTAGTCACGTCGAGGGTGCGGCCGTCGCTGAACAAGAAGCGATACCGGTGTTTGACCCACACCGCCACCACCTCGCCGTCACGCTCTTCCAGAGTGACACGGATGGGGCGCTTAAGTGTCGTCGTAGTTGCCACGGGGGATCATCCTTCGTCGGGGTGGGGGTGGGTCGAGGAACAGGCCGTACCACCACGGCCCCTTGCCGCGTGAGGTCTTCGACTGGATGGGCCAGCCGTACTGGTAGCGCAGTTCTCGTACGCGCTCCAGCGCAGCGGTGCCGAACAGGTCACACAGTTCCTTGCCCCAAACGAAACTGCCGTTGTTGATGTGGAGGTATGTCAACACTCGGGCGTTGTCTGTGGCGTGACGAGCGGCCATCTCCAGCGCCGCCCGGATGGAGTTGGGGCTACGAGGGTTGTAGATCAGCCACCGCAACTTCGCAGGCTTCTTGTAGTTCCCCTCCTTGATATTGACACAATGGTCACCCAACCGGAGAACATCGCAGTACAGATCGACCGTCTCACCATCGTCGTAGGTAAGTACGTAGTGCTTCTTGTGCGCCATGACTATTGGCGAGGAACAGTACGGCGACGGTTCACCATGAGGTCGTAGACCCTGACACTTACGTTGTGTCGTGACTTACGCCGCTCCTTGGTGGCATAGATCTTCTTCTTGAGCACAAGCTCTCGGATACGTGCGCTAACACTCTGATGCGGCCAGCCAGTGATGACCTCTATCTCATCACAACTAAGAGGGCGTTGTGTGATGAGAGCGGTGATCGCCTTCCACCGATCCTCACGGGTGTGGATGGCGTGGTACGCCCCATTGATCGACGTATCGTTGTCAGGTACGTGTCCAGGAAACTCGGGATACTTCACAAGCCCATCCGCAACGTGCGTGACCAGGAGTCGGCCAGCGCCTCGTCGGTGTCCACGTCGCCAGGGTCCTTGGCCGGTTCGCCTTCGTCGTCCACCAGGCCGGTGTAGTTCCAACGCATCGGTGCGGTGCCTGCCTTCCTCAACATCGGGCCGAGCACTTCGCACGCGCTGTTGCCCGCCTTGTCGTTGTCCAGGGCAAGGTACACCCGTGTGAAGTTGGTAGCAAGCAGGCGCACCTGCTCATGGGAGACGAAGGCTCCGAGCGATGACACCGCTGGTACACCGATACCGACCAGCCGTACGGCGTCGAGTGGTGACTCCACGATGGCGCAGTAGTTGAACTCGCAGCACTGCTTGAAGCCGAACAGTGTGGTGGCCTTGGGCACGCCCTCAGGAAGGGTGAGGACGAGGCCCTTCTGACGGTACTGCGCTCCGAGCAGGTCACCCGTCGTCGCGGAGCGCAGTGGCATCACCCACTGCTTGGCATCACCATCCCAGCGAACCTCGTAGTGATCGACCGCTGGCCGCATCAACCGGCGCAGGTTGAGCAGGCGCTGCGGTACGTCACGGAGGATGTTGCGGAGGCTCCACTCGGTGAGCGGTGGCCGGTCGGACAGGACCGGCTCGACATGTTCCTCGGGGTGCTCGCGAGTCTCCAAGCTCCGCTGGACGAAGAACTCTTTGAGCATCGCCTTGTCGAGATCGTCGGGGACGGTCCCGAGCAGGTCGAACAGGAGTGTGGTGAGCGAGCCGCTGTAGCGGCAGGAGAAGCAGAGATGGACGAAGGTCTTCTTGTTGATCGACCACGACGGGTGTCGGTCTTGCTTCCCCGTCCGCTTCTCATGTTGTGGACAGGGCGCGTAGATCTTCTTGTCCGGCTCCCGTACCGGTATCACCCCTGCGCTCTCCAAGATGGAACGCAGGCTGAACATGCTGTTGCTTAACATGCAAGCCCCCTAGTCATCCTCGTCCTCATAGCTGTAACCCCGCTTAGACCGTTCGATCGACGCCTTGACCTTGGCCGGGTCGATCTCTCGCACACTCCCCTTCGACCAGTCCCACTCCAGCAACGTCTCCTTGCGTGGGCCTGACCGTGACTCGACCACCTTGAACTTCACCAGGACGATGCCGGTGTCGTCGTCGGGGTCCTTGTTGTCTTCGATCACGCGCTCCACGCCGAGCATCACGTCACAGTCCTGGCCCCAGGCCTGGGTGTACATGGCCGAGCCAAGAGTGAGGCCCCCCTTCGAACGTGAGAGGGAGGCCTGAGTGGTGACGACGACGGGGATCTTCTGCGCCTGGGCCATGCGCTTCAACGAGCGGCTGATGGAGGTCGCGGCCTGGGCCGAGCCTGGCTCTACCTTGTCCAACTCCGACTGCATGAGATAAGCGCCATCCACGAAGACCACGTCCGGTTGATAGTTCTGGACCTTGGCCTGTACGCCCCCCACAGTCGTAGCTGCTGTGATATCAGTTGAGAACACGAAGGGGAACATGCCCTCCATCTGTGACAGCGCAAGCTGGACAGCGCGGTACTCCTTCTGGTTGAGGGTGCCGTTCATGATCTTCGTCAGGCCGACACCGGAGATGAGCGAGAGCAGGCGGTCGGTCTGCTCCACGTTCGACATCTCGTAGCCGATGAACAGCGGTGTCTTGGCCTGCTGGTGGACAGCACGGGCCATCGCCAGCAGCGTGGCCGACTTGAAGCTCTTCGGTGTGCCCATCAGGACGACGTACTGCTCGGGCTGGAACCCACCGGTCACGTAGTCGATCCCGGAGAAGCCGGTGGAGATACCACGCAGGCGACCGGGGTCATCCATGCGGGTGAGCAGCATCTCTTCGATGGCCGCACGTTGGGCGGTGAAGTCCTCGTCATAGGACTCCGACGTTTCGATGCGGGCCGTGGTCAGGGCACGCTGCAGCACGCCCTGCATCTCGTCGGCATCCTCGTCGTGAACGTACTCGGACGCCTCTTTGAGGCCGTTCATGAGGATGACCAACTTGCGGTCGTGCCGCATCTGATCGATGAGATACGTCAGCGGCTGAGTCTGCTTGGTCCAGGTGATGGTGGGGAAGGCACCGTGGACGACGTGCTCGTCGGGAGCGGTGGCGTACTTCGACCAGTGTTTGAGCATGTACTCGTAGACGCTGGCGAAACCAGGGTCACGGAAGAACTCCGTGGTGATACCGGCGTCAACGGCTTCCTTGATCGACTCGTCCAGGACGATGCTGGACAGGAAGGCGTGCTGCCAGTTCGCCATGGCCTACCAGTCCTCGCCTCTGACCACGGCGACTCCGACCTGGCCGAAGCGGTGCAGGTTCTCCGGGTCTGAGTCGTACACGGCCCTGACGTTGCGCTGGTACGGCAGCATCATCACGAAGTCATCGATGGACTCGTAGTTGATACTGTCGTATGGCACGTTCATCCGTTGCAGGTACTGGGCAGCCTGGTCAGCGAGCGACTCGCCCAAGAACGTGACGATCTCCAACTCGTAGTGGGGATAGCGCTCTTTGGTCACGATGAAGCGTTTGATCGGCACTTCGTGCCACATGATGTGATACGTGATGGTGTCAGTGCGACGGAACCGGCCGGTGTGTTGGCGTTCCTGGACGACGAGGGCTAGTACACCCTCCAGGACGATGATGAGCCGCTCCGGGAAGCTGGCTTCCAGGTCACCGTTCTGCACGCCGGGGTTCACACATCACGAAGAGGTCGCGTACAACTGGTTCAAGAATCCCCAACTGCTTGGCAGAGAACGACGTTGACACAACAGTCGCCTTGCCCATCTTGACGCGGTACTCCAACTTCGGAAATATGTGACGCCCGAAGAACTCCATGCTCGATACTCCGGGGTGGACATCGTCCACCCAAACCAGATCGCACTCTTTCCACAACCGGTCAGCGATGCGCTCGACGCGCATCGCATCCTGCCAGGCCCCCTCGTCGTTGGGGTTGAGTCGGGCCGTCTCGTCCCAGCCCGTGCGGACTAGCTCGACGGCCTCTGCGAACGTCGTGTACTCCCAATCGATCGTGCCGTACAGGTCACGATCCTTCTCCCGTACCGCACGCTTCACAGCCACCGACGCAAGATACGTCGTGCCGCTGCGGCGTGGGCCATGCGACCAGAATCCGACCGCACGATCGCCCCGCATGCCGTCAGCGTCGTGCTGTGCTTTCAGATAGACCAGCCACTCCTGGATGGCTGTCTGGTTCTCGGCGGCTAGCTCCTGGTACGTGCCAGGAGGCGGCACGGTCAACGTTCCCACTGGTTCTACCTCGTTTCACTTGTCCAACGAGAGGCCCCCCCAGGGGTAACCCAGGACCATGTTGCAACTGTTCGCTGGCCCTGGGGGGTGAACTCGGTGGGATGCCGAATGTAACGCACCCTTCACGGGGCCGTCAACCCTGAAGGGAACTTGAACTCAGCCCATGAACGGGCGCTCGTCCTCCTTCACCGACGACCAGTCGGAGCGACCCCACCAGCCGGTGAAGCGCATGAACGCCGACTGCCCTGCCTTGACCTGCACCCGTGAGGTACGCACCGCTTCGATGAAGTCTTCGATGAACGCACGCACCTCGTCTTCCTCGTAGACCCGACCGGCCTCCGGGTAGAAGAACACGCTGTTGAGATACCCGGTGGTCATCCCCTTCGACTCCCACGGGCGGATGTCACGGAACTCGGGGTTCTCTTCGACCATGGTGACCCAGCCGGTGGCGAAGTGTGACGCGGTTCGTTGGGCTGGGCTGCGCTCACTCTGCCGCGGCCGAACCGCGAGTCGCTTGGCTCCCGCCGCCGCAGCGATCCGCTGTCGGAACTCTGCGTCTGTCTCCCCTGGCTCTCGGTTCATGGCCGAGACGGTAGTGCGACCGGAGGTCGCACGTTCCGTAGGGGAGGAAGACGAAGTCTTCCGACCCGAAGGGTCCTTTGTTGGTAAGGAGTACGTAGTACTTCTTCCTTTGGGTGCAAGCATTGCGCCACGGCGTGACGCAACGCTTGCGCCACGGCGAGGCGCAACGCTTGCGCCACGGCGTGAGGTCAGTATTGCGCCACGGCTCACCTTGTCTAAGGCCGGTATCACGTAGAGATTCGTCTTGGACGAACCCCATCGGCTCTTGATCCCTTGGTCTGGAAGCACCTCCAGCAGCCCTAGTTTCTGAGCGTTGGCGATCCAGTACTGGACCGTTCGATGTGATACTCCACCGGCCTCGTAGGCGATCGTGTCGATCCCTGGACAGGCTCGGGGGTAGTGGCTGGCGAGCACGAACAGCAGTTCCATGACGCCACGCCATGCTGGTCGGCTGATGCGATCGGCAGGCCACTCCATCTGCTCCAGCACCAGCCGGTGCTCTCGCCTGAGCCGTAGCCCCCCTGTATACTTCATGCGTTACCTCTCCTACAGCGAGGTGATTGAAGAGGCCAGGTGCGTGACGCCTGGCCTCTTCCTCGTTGCGGGCACAGTAACACCCGACCCCTGGACGCGGAAGAGGCCCCCTCTCTCGGGGGCCTCTCGCCTGGGTTCCCGCCAGGGACCTAGGAGATGACCTTGACCACGACCTTGACCGGCTCGTACGGCTCGTCGTGGAGGATGACGGCGACCTCGTCGGTGTACTGCCCAGCATCGTCCACCTGGACATAGGCGGTGATACCAGCACCCAGCAGCTTGCCGACGAGCATCCCCGTCATCAAGATACGTTCCTCGTCGTCAGTCATCAGTCTTCTTCGTGGGCTTGAACCGCAAGAAAGCTACCCCGTTGACGCAGATCCAAACCCGGCCGTCGTAGGACACCTGGAAGCCGAGGTCGCAGTCCTGCAGGTTCATCGCCTGGATCTTCTCCAGGTTCTCCACCGACAGGTAACCCTCACGGTGTGTCTCGGGGATGTCGTGGTTGAAGGTCACGGCGTAGGGGTCGGCTCGGCGCTGCAGACGGACGACGCCGCACTTGCCGCAGGCGCAGCAGCCTTGGTGGTTGATCGGCAGGCCACACTCATGCTGACCGTCCTCGTAGTCCATCCAGGTATCACCACAGGTCATGTGTTCATCGTAGCGGTTGCTAGAAACAATCACTCGTTCCACCATTCATCGGGCGGCTCTTCGTAGAGGATCATGGCCTTGCCTGCGTAGGCCTTGGTCTTGAGTGATACCGGGCTATCAGCCCTTCGCAATCTCACTCGCAAGTAGGCGCTAGCGAGTTCTTCTGGCTTGACGCCCATGTGTTTGGCACGTCGGCGCAACTCCTTGACTAAGTCTGGCGAGAGGTCGATGTTCATTCGATCTCAAAGTCCGGGTTAGACCACTCTTCGTAGGCAGCGAGGGCTTCCGAGAGCCGCCCACGCAGCGGCCCTGACTCAGGGTCTTCCTTCCACTCGTAGGCAGCATCGACCACCTTCCGCAGTTGCTTCACCTCATCGTGCAAGTCACCAACGATGAAGCACTGCCAACAGATGTGGTGATGCTCGGCAGCGTCGTCGGTCGTCCAGTCCTTGTCGGTGAAGTTGATACCGCAAGCCGTGCGCTTGACCGACTCGGGGTCGAGGTAGTGCTGAGTGGCGTCGAAGATGATCGGCGGAACGATCGTGTAGTCACCCTCAGCCATGGCGGGACAGGTCGAGTGCCTTGTACCAGGCCGTGGCCCATTCGATCACGTCCCAGGCCTTGACGGTACGGTCGAAGAAGTACTGCGGTGTGATAGTCGGGTACCAGGCGTGCCGGGTGTCTCCGTGGATCGTGGCGACAGCCAGCCAGCGCACCGGAGTGGGATCACCACGGTGCTCGGGGTCACGGAAGCACACCTCCATCAGCCACATGCCTTCGAAGTCGAAGTCAACGTGGAGCATGATGCCGTTGATGTAGGTGTAGGTACCAACGTGCCAGATGCTGTTGTCCAGCGCCGTGCCCCAGTTGGCCGAGTGGGCCGTGCCGTCACGCAGGCGCTGCCACAGCACTTCGATGATCTCTTCGGCTGACGCCGGTATCAGGGTGGAGTCAGTCATCGTTCTTCCAGACCGAGATGATGAACACGATCACCAGCATCACAGCCAGCCCACCACAGGTAACGGTCAGGATCGCTCGGTCGTCGTCGCTCACTCATCAAGTATCCCTCGCTCACTGGCCCATCTCGTCGTAGTCGGGGTGATCCGGTCCCCAGCGTCGGCCGAGGTAGGCGTCGCACTCGGCCTTCAACTCCATCACGTACTCGGCTTCTTCCCTGGAGCCGACATCGAACTCGGTCACCTCCAGGATCGACTTGAGGTAGCCGCGGCTCACCCGCTGATGGGTCGTGGCGGTGAACGAGCCGCTCGACGCCGACGTGGTGAGCGTGTAGGCGGTGCGCTCGATGTGGTCGGCCACCAGTTGGGCGATGAGGGCGATGTCGGCGGCGAGATAGGTGGACCGTGTGAGCGTTGGATCGCTGCCGTCAGGATCAGCGGCCAGGTCCGACAGCACCTGGGCCTCCAACTCGGCACCCTTGGCCCGCAACAGGCGCACGGCCCGCTCCGGGGTCAGCTTCTCGTCACTCATGGAGCCTCCGCTCGTAGTTCGTCACCGAGGTCGAGGAACAACGACCACCTGATGAAGTCGTCGGGATCGTCTTCGTAGACCTCGGCGATCACTCCGTCGTAGAACCAGGCGCTCATGAAGGTGCCGGGACGCATCGAGAGCTTGTTCTTGCGGAACCAGCAGCGGTCGCCCTTGTTGAGGTGGCTCGCCACCCACTCGCTCTCGTTGTTGCAGCGGTAGCCGTCCTCTATTGGCCCGTCGTAGTCGGGCGGGTAGATGGTGAAGGTGCCGCCCATCATCCCGCCTTCACCACGGAGACGACCCACCATCCGACGTAGCAGAACACGCCGAGGCACACCGACGTGATGAGCAGGGCGAAGAAGATGGCGGCGGCGTCACGCCAGTCGTTCATGGCCGGTCCAACAGGGCCAGCACCAGCGACGCCAGTTCGTGGACCGAACAAGGGTGGCGGGTGTAGTGACAGTAGGCGCAACGCTCGTAACCGTTGTCCTCTTGATTGGCCGGGGTGTGGAGGTCGCGCTCGCTCTCGGCGTACTGGCGCGCCTCTTCGTCGGTGTACTCGGAGTCGTTGACGATCATTTCGTCATCACCTTGACCAGAACACCCAGCCAGACGATCACAGCGAACACCAGCAACGTCGCCACAGCGGCACGCACTGCGGGATCGGTCATCGCTTCCTCCGTTGCACGTCGATGATCAGTAACACAGTGAGGCCGAGCAGGACTGCCATCACCGCCAACGAGATCCACCGGGCGATGGTCACTTACGGGCCTCTCGGTAACGGGCCATCACCCGCTGCACCTCAGGGTGTTGGGCCAGGTCGTGCCCGATGATCGGCTCCCACCCGACGACCATGCGGCTGAGCACGTCGGCCAAGTCATCGATCAGCGGCGTGTCCTGGACCTCGCCGGTACGACTGTTGGTGGGCCGCAAGTCGTCGTCGCTCACGCTCTCGCCTCCCGGTAGCGGGCATACACCTCGGCCGCTTGCTCGGGCGGGCGTCCGTACTTGATCGAGAGATGGACGACGAGGGCCAGGTCGTCGGCCAACGCCCTCTCGGCGTTGAGGGCTTCGGTCAGCACCTGAATCTGAGCGATGGCGTCATCTCGTAACTTGCTCATCGTCCCCTCGCCTCCCGGTAGCGAGCCAACCAGGCACGCTCGTCGGTGGCCTCTCGGCCGTCCACGAAGGCGTGTTCGACGTTAACCGTGATGATGCGGGCGGCGTCATCGGCCAGCGCCCGCTCCTCCATCGTGCAGTCGTTGCACTCCACGAAGCCGTCAAGATCGACCACGCTGGCGCAGTTGGCACAGAGCTTCACCCGCAACTTCCCCACGGTGACCAGCCCGCACGGCTGTAGAGAGCCTGCGCAGCGCGCAGGTTGCGCCACGCCGTGAACAGGTCGTAGGGCCAGCGGATGATCCCGGCCCGACCGAGCCACCCAGTGTGGACGCCGTTGATCTGCGTCAGTCCCCGGCTACCACCGGCAGCGTCGTAACGGTTGTAAGCCATCGGGTTGCCCCGGGACTCCCGGTAGATGATGCAGGACAGGTGATACCACTGGCACTCCGACCAGCCCTGAGCCAGCGCCGTCGAGTGCCAGCGTTCGACGTTGGACGACCAGTGGTGATAGCTGCACGCCGCCTCCACCTGGCCCCCTGAGCCACTGACCTCGGTGACGACCGGCGCGGCCGACAGGGTCAACCCCACGAACAGGGCTGCAATGAGCTTCTTCATGTTGTTTCTCCTTGTTGTTGGTGTTACTCGTCGTCATAGTCGTCGTCTTTGCTCTTGCCACCCTGCTCCAGCCAGGCCCCGGCCCCGAAGGCGAGGAACAGTCCGAGGGCGATGCCGAAAGCACGAAGGAAGTCGATCACCTGCGTTTGCTACCCGTTGATCAGATCACGGCAAACGTCACCGCAGTATCACCATAGTCATGTTGATCACGACGGTGAGCATGCGCTTGATGAGGTTCATGCATCCAGCCACGTCTGCATCTTGGTGCGAAGCTCTTCCACCGTGCGGACCTCCTGCGCTGTCTTACCAGCCGGTCGGTCGTTGGCGTCCGGGGGCAAGTGCCCGTACTTGATCAGTTCGCTGACCACGGCTTGGCCGTCGCCGCCGTTGTCGATCACTGAGTCGATGAGTTCCGCCACGTTCACTGTGTTACCTCCGGGTCTGCCAACGTTTCGTTGAACATGTCTCTTAGGGCGCTCAGGTTACCCTCAACTCGGGAGGCCTTAGCAAGAGCGGCGTCACGCTGGGCCTGAGCCTCTGTCAACTGCTCCAGATAGTCCTCGGCCAGGGCCTGAGTGCTATCAACCTGCTCCCGCAGGATCTTGCCACGACCACGGTCGGCCAGGGCTGCGATCCGGTCCAGGATCTGCTCCGGGGTCAACTCAACCTCGTCGGCCTCGTCGCCGCTGCCCTTCACTGGCTCGACGCGGTGGTCGATGATCCAGGTGGCGATCCACTCGGCCTGATCGACCACGGAGAAGTCGATCCCCTGGGCGAGCGCTGCCGTCAGCGCACCGTCAACCTCACGGCGCAACTTGAAGATGCGACGGGTGCGGCTGGTGCCGGGGACGTGGTTGGGATCGAAGCCATCCACTTCGGGCTGGGGCGACTTGCCCTGGCCGCGCTTGTGAGCGCCGTTGTGAGCAGCCACCGTGCGAGCGTTGTCGTCGGTGAAGTCACAACCCTCCCAGCGGCAGGCGAAGTCCGTCGTGCCGTCGTTCCAGGTGCGCTCCATCACAGCGTCGGACGGGTATGTCACGCCACTTTGGTTGCGATGTGCGCTCCAAGGCTCTTCGCGAGTGATACGTCGCTTACGATGACGCCCAGGCGGGGTCACCACTGGGGCCGGTTCCGATGATCCGCCGTCATCAGGAACCGGCTCCACTGGGGACCCTGCCACGGTCGGAGCACCGGCCTCGGAGGCGAGGATGCGAAGCGTGGTGGCGCGGGAGGCGTCCATCTTCAAGTAGTCGATCACCCTCTCCACGATGACGAGAGGGGGTGGGCCGTTCGGCTTCCGGTGTCTCAACACCTTGCGGACGTTCGACCTCAGGCTCTTGACGCTCTGATCGCTCTCGACAATCGGCACCGAGAAGCGCGTGCCATCATCAGCGATGAACAGCATGCCTCCCACCCCGCCACCGACGTGAGTCGGAGTCCATCCGCTGGCGAGCGCCAGCAGAGCCAGCGTCTTACCGTCCACATAGCGGAGCGAGAGAAAAACCTCCGACTGCTCGTCGGTGAGGTTCGGGTTGAACGGGTCGGGGTTGTCGAAGCTCATGTTGTCAAAGATACAGAATCTTTGACACGGATGCAACCCCTGTGTTGAGATATCCCCTGCCCGCCCGCAGGGGATATCTCACTACCAGGGAGGGATGGTCACACCCCCTGGAGAGCCTCAACGATCTTCCGCATCACGATGCCCGCAGCGGCTTCGGCCAGGCTCTCGGCGCTGACGCCGTTGATGCTGGTGATGGTGGCTGTGGTGTTGCTGCCCGAAGTGGTCGTCGTGATAGGGGGGGTATCGATCTCGGCAGCCGGTGCCTCACCCTTGGCCTCGCCCAGGATGTGATCGATGTAGGTGGGGATGCGGGTGCGCGGCGGCAGTTCGATCCCTTGAGCCGTGGCGATCTCCTTGAGTTCGGTCAGGGAGAGTTCTTCCAGGTCTTCCCGGGTGTACGTCTTGACCTTGGGCTTGGCCCCGTTCGGGCTGGCGGCAACCTTCTTGGCAGCGGCCTTGGTGGGCTTGGTGGGTGGCACGTCCTCTTCTTCCTCTATTTCGTCCGCTTCGGCCCCTTCGGCCTCTGGATCAGAGAAGTCAACCTCCACCATGCCGTCGTTGAGCACGAAAGCCGGGAATCCGGCGTCGGCTGCGGCCTGGATCACACCGTTGAGCCAGCGATCCTCTTCGGCAGCGGGGTCGTCCGAGACGTAGAGCGCCAGGATCTGCGCCGTCGTCTCGCCTTCCTCGGGCTTGGTGTTGAGCAGATTGACGACCTTCTGAGCGATGCGCTTGGCGACGTGCGTCTCCTGAGCGTTGCCGTAGATGTCGGCCATCGCATCGGCGTCGTCGGTCAGCACCTCGTAGTAGACCCCGTTCTTGTCCAGCCAGTTGACGATGGCCTTGTCGGTGTCAGAGGGGTCGTCCTTGCCCTGGACGACGAACCAGTACGGCTGGTCCCCCGTGTTGTCCATCAACTCCTGGAGTGTCTCGGTCAACTCCTTGCGGGTCATCTCCCCGTCACCGAGCACGATGTACATGGCGTTTCTCCTATTGTCTGGTCGCTCGTTGCTGTCGCAGGACGAGGACCCTAACCCAGTCCGTAGTTACCAGCAACAAATCGCTGATTCGCATCAGGATCATCGCTGCTCCACCCAGGCCGAGTCCAAGCCACCAGTGATGGTAGTCGATCAGGCACTGGCCCCCGACCCCCAACACGAAGGGCAGGAGCCGCCAGAACCAGGCCGAGGCCTCCACCATCTCCATCAGGGCTGTCCACAGGCCCCACACGGCGAATGCTACGAGAAGGTGCTCCATGGGGGGAGCACGCTACTACCAAGTATCTCAGTGCCCGATGGCGTTGGCGTTGGACAGCGTCCAGACCCGGCCCCGTGGATCGGTGTAGCTCGTCCCCGTGCCCGGATACTCAGTGGCGTCGAACCGCCAGATGACGGTGCCGTCGAGCTTCTCCAGCTGCGCCCAGTAGATGCGCCCTTGCAGGTTGGGATCACCGCCGCCGATCATGACGGGAGCAGCGGTGTGTGGCAGAACAAGCTGCCCCGCTGGTTGAGTAGTACGAACCCCATCGAGGATGGACACGATGGACGTTGCGTTGGGAGCGACCTCGACACCAAAGGTGTGGGCAACCCCGAGCGGTGTCGATGCGAGCATCGTGGCCTGGGTGAAACTCGTCAGCGCCGGATCTGCCGACGAGAAGACCATGAGGTCAGTGTTGGGGTGATACAAGAAGACGAGATATTCCCGTACCGGGGCGGCGGTCTGCTTAATCACGACTGACGGGAACCCGGTACCCAGGATCGCATCGAATCTCGCCCGGAATGACAGCCGCACCATCCCGGTGATCGCCATGTCAGGCGTGTCGGGTGTAGAGATGGTGCCGAGAGCCGGGATGAGATACTGATCCACCACCCAGGGGTTGACCACCCCTGCGGTGTCGGAGACACCTGAGCGGTAGGCGATCACGCCAGCGACCTTGGCCGGGACCGGTGCCATCGGGTCGTTGGGGTAGAGCACGCCGAGATGGGCGTTGATGAACGTTCCCGCAGGTACCCACTTGTAAATGAAGCCTCGTTCAGCGATCACGTCGTCGGTGATCAGTGCCGTACTGTCAACTTCACGGCCGAACATGCGCCCGTAGATGGTGCGCTTGTTGTTATACCACAGGGAGTAGGTGCCACCCTTGCGGACCTCACCGCCGTACCACATGTAGTCGTCCCGAGCGCCGTAGGTCGAGTCACCGTCGAAGTAGTCCCAGTCCGGGAGCAGGCCCTTCTCGCACAGCACCTGATCGATCGTGAGATCGCCGCCGTCACACTCCAGACGGATCAAAGCCTGGTATGCCTGGGCAACGGTGCGACACGTTGAGATATGGATGAACGAACTGGCGTTGAGCGTCCACGTTTGTGTGCCCCAGTCCGTGCCGAGCACGTTGAACTCGTCGTTCCAAGCGACGAAGCCGACCTTGAGCTTGCCGGTGCCCTTGGCATGCAACTGGATCGTCCAGTCCTCTTCCCGTTGGGTGGGGAACCAGTTGGACTCAGCGATCACCGTGCCCGCCTTCTGGAACCGACCGGACCAGGCACCAGCAGGGCTGCCGGTCGGGCCGACCAGGGCGGCGTTGGGGATGGCAACCCGGCTGGCCGACCCGTTGGTTGACCAGTAGCCAGTGTTGACAGACGCCGATTCGAAGCTGGGGTTGGCGATCATGTTGACCCGCTGCGGGTAGAGCCAGACGTGCTGAGTGTGACTGACTTCGAACGGCGGCGCTCCCTGGTACACCGACAGCGGCCCCTCGACCATCGATGTCACCTGGGTCGCACCGCCTGCAGCGTCGGCCCAAGAGAATAGCCAGCGGTTATTCGATGGTGGCGGTGGCACCGGTAGTCCGATATCCGGGTTAGCCGTTATCCCATCGGTGGCCCTCAGAATCTGCGGTCCAACATCGAACGGACTCGTCGTCACCATCACGATCGGATCGACCTTGCCGCCGTAGGTGCCGACCAGCAGGAAGGCGAAGCCAGCGACCTCGGTGTCGGCCAGGGTGCCGAAGGTGTAGAGGTCGGCTCGGAAGTAGTTGTTGGTGAAGCCCACCGGCTTGTACATGTTGGCCGGGATGGTGCTTGCCAGCGGGTAGCCGGTGGTGCCAGACACCTCAGCCCAGCCAGGCTTGGCGAGCAGTTCGGGCAGGGTGCTGATCTCCTGGTAGCGGCTGTCCTCGCTGTTGAACGAAGGGGCCTGGCGCAGCAGTACGACCTTGAGCGTCTTGCCGACGAAGAGTGTCGGAGTGGTCGCCAACTGCGTGCGGATGAAGTCGGGGAAGAAGGCGCTCATGGTACGTAGTACGGATCTCCGAGGATGAACCCGGTGGTGGCTTCCTGACCCGTGATCACCGGGCCGATGAACTCGGCGGCGGCACCCAGGGTGAGATACTTGTCGGGAGCGATGTACTGCTTGGGAGCCGACACGTCGTCCACGACGTAGACCATCACGCCAGCGATGTCGATGAACCCGGAACGGCCGACGACCGGTGAGGTGACCCGGCTGGTGAAGTAGAGAGCCGGGGTCACGTAGACCGAGGTGGGTGGAGCCACGGCCTGAAACAGAAAGGTCTGCCAGGCACCGGCCGTGCCCACGAAGGCCGTCGCCTGCGAGGTACTGATCAGGTCGCTGGGCTTGCCCCCGGCGTTGAACCAGAGCAGGGCCACGGTGGTGCTCAACCCAAGCTCCTGGTACATCTTGAAGCTGAAGGCGTACTGAGAGCCAGGCCTGACCGGGATGCCAGCGGTCAGTGGGTAGACCTCACCGACGTTGCCCTTGGTGCCGTTCGTACAGCCGCAAGTGATGGAGAGGTTGGTCGTCTCCACCGAGTCATCGGTGACGATCCGCATTGAGTTGAGGCCCATCGGGCTGGGCGGGTTGTTGCCGGTGTTGGTCAAGGTCACCTTGTCGGAAGAGATGGCCGTCCAGCCAGCGACGCCGGTCCCTGGGTGCATCGAACCCCAGTTGCCGGTGCCAGCGGTGAAGATCGAGTCGTCGGTCAGAAGCATGATGTTCTCACCGAGGGTGATGTCCACGCCGTACTTGGTGCCGGTCGTCACGACCTGGCGCATCGCCGTGATGGTGCCTCGCATCGCCAGCATCTCGGGCAGGCCAGCGAGCATTGCCCGGTATCGGATGTCACCGACACCGGCCTTGTAAGGCACGCCGAAGTTGGCCCCGACCTGCTTCAACAGCGGCAGCGGGCACTTGTCGATGTGATACGTCTCCTGCCACTGCTCCACGTACTCACGGGTGGAGTCGAGTTCGGCCCCGAAGACCCGCAGCATCTGACGGAGCGGCCCCTCGCCCTCCCGCAGGTTGGAGTCCACACGCTGGTAGTAAGGAGGGATGGCGTCCCACATGTGCTGGTCGAAGCCGTACTTGTGGGGGATCAACACCAGCGCCTGCATGCCGGTGATCCAGTCGAACGGCGTCGTCTTGAAGAACAAGGTGTAGTAGTAGAACTGCCCCGGCTGCAGCGGCCGGTCGTAGACGACAGGTGGCACGTCGTCATCGTCGTTGAGATTGGTGAAGTCCGAGTGCAGGGCACGGAACACGGTCTGGCCGTCCGCTGGGGTCAGCGGGAAGCCGAAGCCCGAGCGGACCAGTGCCACCTCAGACCACGACGGATCGATCTCGTTGGGCCAGCCCCAGTTGATCTCGGAGACACCAGTCTCCTTGACCTGGAAGACGCCGGGGGTCATCTCCGTACGCACCACCTCATGGCCCCACCACCTGATAGTGAGGTATGCCTTCTTCGTCGCGTCAGTGAACCCAGGGGTCGTAGACGCGTATCGAAGGGCGGTATGAGGAAGGGTCGTGACCGACGTGCCACGGACGTAGTCACCGCCGTTTTCGAAGCCGTAGACCTGCCGCTGTACGACGAAGGCCGGGTCCCTGTACCCGAGCGGCCACCAGGAATCAGTCATGGCTACGACCCGACGACTCCACCGACAGCCCACACCCACAGGCCGTCGTGAGTGCGCTCGTTCTCGTCCAGGCCGGGGAAGTCCACCTCGGACTCGGGGTTGTGGGTGTCGTACTGGGTGACCGTGCCGGTCGCCGCCACGGCAGCGATGTCAGCGACCTGCTTGGCGTAGCTGATCGTGTTGGAGGTGACGGCGGTGATGATGTAGTTGCCGTTGAAGGTTCCATCGACCCCGGCCACCGTGATGCCCTCCCCGACCAGGAAGGTATGAGCGGCCGTGGTGGTCAGCTTGGCGACCCACGACGTGAGTTGCTTGGTCTGCACGTCGGCCTTCTTGAACACTGTCAGCGGCGGCACGATGCGTGGGATCAACAGGGGCGGCGTCATCATGTCGTTCACCGTGATCGGGCTGGGGTCGGCGTTGTTGGTGATCGGAGCCATCAGCTTGTCCTGGGCCAGGGTCGGCTCGGTGTTGTTCAGCCACATGATCTCGATCCACTCGACGCCCTGGATCGACAGCGACGTGCGGTAGATCTTGCCGATGGTGATCTTGGTGCCGAAGTCCACGAAGTCGAAGTCCACCGCCTTGCGGATCAACGACTCCACCTGGAGCCGCACCGACGAGCGGTTGAACCCTTCGATGACATGGACCAGAACCCGGCAGTAGACGGGGTACCAGAGAGCGTTGACATCGGTCGGCTCGGCCATGACCTGTGAGCCGACGATGATCTTGTCGGCCATGTAGGCCTCTACCGAGTCGCAGAGGTACGTCATGTACTGGGTGGTGGCCTTGCCATCTGTGGGAGCGATACGCACATGGACAGCGGTGTACACCGTGCCGTAGGCCACGCTCTTGGCGACGCCGGGGACCTGCATCGCCAGGTCGCCGTAGTCGTTGAGCGTGATCGCACGGCTCTTGATCCGTGACGCCGCCCGGGGGATGGAGAAGCGCATGGCATCGATCGACTCGGGATCGGTGCCGCCCACCGGAGACGCAGCGTTGCGGACGGTGACACCCCACAAGTTGGTGGTTGAGGGGACCGAGTTGGCGGCGATGACCGTCAGCGTGTCAGCCGACAGGTCGTTGGCCTCGGCCCCCTGGCCGAAGCGGTAGGTCACGTAGAGGTTGGCGTTGGCCGCTGGGATTCGACCGGCCGTGTTGTCACCGAAGACGACGTGAGTCACCCCGGTGTCGTCCAGGAACGTGGTGAAAGCCGCCTGGGTCGGCCGTGCGATGGAGATGTCCGAGACGAACGTCCACGGCAGGCTCTGGCCCGCCTCGTCGGAGCGCACGCTCACGCTGTTGAAGACGACGCCCTTGTGGGGGAGGATGAACTCGATGTTGGGGATGCCCAGGCTGATCCCCATCAGGTCATCGTGGACGGTGACTCCCTCGGTGGCGAAGGACGAGCCAGTGAGGATCGGTGGTGTTGCCAACGGGTCGAGGAAGACCTCCTGGTTCGTTTCGAAGACCATCAAGTTGTTGGCGTTGTCGGCGTTGTTGTAGACCTTCGTCCCCACCGGAAGTGTGACAGTCTCCTCGGCGTTGGCGTCGAGCGTGAAGTCGAGCAGCACACTCGCTGACTGCTGGCCGATAGGCCGGTATCCCAGCATGTCAGCGATGTAGAGGACGGACTGCCGTCGCACTGCTGTGCCTAGGAACGCCTCGGAGGCAGTGCGGTCGATGTAGAAGTGCATGACATCGCCCATGTAGGCGAACAGTTCGATCAGCAGCGTGCCAAAGTCACTGGCCTCCCCGGCCGTGGCCCAGTCAGGCATGAGGCCCTTGGCGAGGCCGACCAACTGCGAGCGGATCGCCGTGAAGTCACGGTTGGTGTAGTCGAGAACGATCCTGGTATCACTCTCGTCTTCGATCGTGACAAGGATTCCGGTGTCGCTCATAGTTCGGTAGTCCCCTGAGTTAGCTGACGCTGCACGAACTCGGACGATGACACCGGTATCGAAAGGGTGGTATCGGTGTTGTACAGCGTCGAGCGGTAGGTGATGTCAAAGATGACCAGGCTCTGCCCGCCACCCGTGAAGACGTTGGCCGATGCAGTGGTGCGATCTTCGATCGACACACTCACCTCACGGACGAACGCTCGGGAGACGAGGTTGGAGAGACGGGTCTTGATGATGGAGGCGGCGTCCTTGCGGACCAGTTCGTCGGAGGGATCGAACAGCGACGCCTGCACGTCACAGCCGTAGCGAGGGCGCATCACCCGCTCACCCTGGTTGGTCATCACGGCGTCGATCACCTGGCCCCGCACGATCTCGTCGTAGTTGGTCGTCTCCTTGATCTTGCCGTCGAGGCCGATCTGGAATGGGTAGAGGATCGCTTTCACAGCACATCCCTCACTCTCAGGTCTGTCCACGACGACACCCAGTAGTCGTTCTGCAACGACAACGTGGGCCTGGCCTTGCCAGCCTGGTCCCAAAAGGGGCGATAGGCACCTTGGGAGATACGGGCGTCGTTGCTCGGGCGGGCCATCTTGAGTTGGGTCTGGAACTGCTGGGCATCCATGATGTGGTTCACGGTGTGAACCATCCAGCGCCCGTCGTACTTGGCCTGCAGGTAGCGAGGATTCATGGTGAGCACATCGACCAGCATCCCAGGGAAGATGTCAACGTCGCCCCATATGTTGGCGTCGGCCTTCTGCTTCCACTGGTATGGACTGGACTCCTGGCTCGTCGTGTAGATCGCCGCCTCTTCTGGATTGTCGATGACGAACCCGGTAGCGAACTTGTAGTCGAGGTAGTCACCGGTCGGTGTCGCCACCTGGATGTTGCCCTGGCCGTCGAAGTAGGCGACCTTGGTGCCCAGGCTCTGTGGGACGGTGTCGGACACCTCGGTGGGAGTGAACTCAATCAGACGCCGGGAAGCAGTCGGATCGAAAGCCTGGTTGTCGGACGACACCAACGAGGCGTACACGCCCTCCTTTTCGAACAGGACGGCCGGGTCGTAACACAGTACGACTCCGAAGCGGTGGCTGACCACCCAACCCAGTCGAGAGGTCAGGCCGACAGACATCAACCAGTCGCTCTCGGAGGTCTGTGCCAAGGAGGGCCAGGCATAGGTGTGATCGTGCCCGTAGAAGCCCAGCCGGTTGTAGTAGGCCAGGTTCTCCACCGCTGAAGGGACGGTCTTCTTGGTCCAGTAACGGGGACGGCCGATCTGCATCGGCTGGGAGGTACCGAATATCTCCACAGAGAAGGTGAGGTTGCCCTTGCCGGTCTTCGGCTCGGTGATGTTGACGACGTAGCCGCAGAACAACTCAGTCCGTGGAGCCTGGCCGTAGTAGAAGGCGATCGGGGAGTTGAGGATGCCATCGGTCGTCGTCAGTTCGGAGGACGACATGCCCAGGACCGCTGCGTCATGCGTGTTGTAGGCGTGCTGGATAGCCCCGTTCAACACGGTGACCGGGAAGTCCTCGCCCTTGAGTTGCAGCCGGAAGATTGGGCACCGGCCTCGCGTCGAGCGATAGGTGGTAGCGCTGGAGGCATCGGTCATCGTCATGAGGGAATCCTGATGTAGCTACCAGGGGTGATGTCCAGCGGGAACCAGATCTGCGGGTTGACCTCGGCCACTTCCCACCAGCGCAGCGAGTCGTCCATGAACTTGAAGGCAATGAGCGGCATGTGCTCGTCCTGCTTCACGTAGTACTCGGCCGGTGGAGGAAGCGGTGCGGGCAGGGTGTTGAGGATGTAGAGCGATTGGACAGCGGTACGCATGTAGCGGATGTGCCCGTCCTGATCCTCCATCATCGGATGGCCCCAAGCGTCGTAGTAGTGACGAAGGGTGGAGTTGTGCTCTGCTTCCTCGTAGCGGGAGCCGTTCTGGACAGTCATGCGTTCGACCCAGCGTTCGGGTTGTTGGTGGCGTTGGACGAGGCATCAGAGCCAACAGGGTGTGGCCTGATAGCGATGTATCCACTGTTGCTCTGGTAGCTGCTCTTGGAGATCGATGTCGCTCCCACCTGAGGGTGGGCGTCATGGCCCTGCGCCGAGAAGATGGCGAACTTGCTCCCGTCGTAGTGATCGAAGAAGGAGACGTGCCCTGGCCGGATCAGCAGGTCGCCGTACTGTAGGACGTTGTCCCCGAACATGTGGGCGTGGTCGATCAGAGTGACATACTTGTAGTTGGTGTTGCGGAAGGTCGAGAGCATCAGGTGCGTACCGGCGTAGGTCGCGCCGAACAGCTTGGTGTTGTTGATACCCATCGCCTTGTACGCAGCGCAGACCAGGCCCGAGCAGTCGGCCGAAGCTGGCAGGTTGTAGCGAGCGGACCCGTTGGCGTTGTACTGCGTGGTCCCCTGGACGACATGAGCCTTCGCCCAGTTGAGAGCGGCTGCACGCGTCGCTGAGTTGGCATCACCAGCGATCCCCTGCTGTGTGTTGTAGTCAGTACCAGTGTTCGTGTCGGTGCTGTCACCATCACTGGCTGGGGTGGAGTTGTTAAGCGCTGATGTCTCGTTGTCCACGACCTCGGTCATCGTGGCGATGTTGGACTCAGCAGAGCCACGGCCGTAGGGGATAGCTGCCTGGGCGGCGAACGTCTCGGCCCGGTACTCGGTCATGTCTCTCACCGGCCCGATGTAGACAGCCCGCATCGTCAGTGAGATACGCATGCGAGTGGGCGTCATGCGGTGGGTGAACTTCTCAAAGGTCACACGGGCATTCAGCGGCCTGCCTTGGACCGACATCTGTGGGGAGAAGATGACGGTGATGTCCCGTGGGTTGACCATCATCACGCCGTTGTCGGCCAGCGTGGTGTTCACCTGATTGGGGTTGGAGGGCACCACGTTGCGGACGACGAGGTCGAAGAACTGGTAGTCCACGAAGACCCCGGGGTGATCGACCTGCATCGCCTCCTCCTGGCGATCGAAGAAGAGGTCGAAGGAGAAGTCGAGGATCGAGGGCGGGGCTACATCGTTTCCACTCTGATAGATGGTATTGAACGGGTCGATAGCGCCCTGATCCAGGTATGACACGTACTCGCGAGTGATCACCTCGGGGTTGAACATGAAGTAGAGCCGTGCCTTGGACACGGCGTCCCCAGCTTCATACTGGGCACGCCGGATGTACCCGCGCAGGATGCGGGCGGGAGCGCCGCCAGCGGTGAGGAAGGGAAGGAGGCGTCCCGCCGCACCGCTGACGAACGGTGGGTTGGTCAGTCCAGCCTCGGAGGCTCCTGATTGGAACCACTCGTAGGCGAACTGCTGCAACAACTCGTCGGCTGTGATACCAGACGGTTGTTGCATCAACGCTGTGGGCACATCGGCCCTGTTGTATGCCGGTGACGTACTCCAGCCATAGGCGTTGGAGATCAACTGCGTCGGCCGGTAGACGTTCTTGATTCCGTAGCGGTACGGCATCAGCTTGCCCTCGCCAGTCGGTTGTTCATCTCGTCTTCTAGGTGACCTGCGATCAGTTGGGCAGTACGACGAGCGTCGATGCCACCGGAGCCAGAGCCACCGCCGCCACCGATGATGAAACTGTTGTTGAACTGGAGGACGTTGCCCCGTTGGGAAGTGCCGCGAGGCATCTCGTAATCCATCACGTCGCCAAGACCGGTGATGTTGGCTGCCGAGACGATCTCGGCAGAGTGAGAGCCGGAGGTGTTCTCGAACGGACTGCTACCTGGGGTGCCTGGACGTTCCCAACCAGGACGAGCAGGCGCTCCCCAGTACATGCTGTGGTTGCTGAAGTTCCAAGCGTCGTACGAGTTGCCAGAGTCGGCGTAGATCCGGTGAGCAACGTTGGCGTTCTTCTGAATGTCCAGCAGGTCGCCGCTGGAGTAGCCCATGGAGTTGAGCAGGCTGGCCCAGGCGTGGTTGTTGATCTGCATCAACCCCTTGTCCTGGCCGTTGGGGTTAGCAGCCGAGGGGTCCCACGACGATTCACGCCAGGAGATGGCGACGATCTTCTCTAGCTCGCTCCGGGTTCGGAAGCCAGCGTTGAACAGAGCAGTAGCCGCTTTGATGCCTGCCGCCTGAGTGCCTGCTCCACCCCCGGCAGGCAAGCCGATCTGTGAACCAGACGCTCCTGGGATCGCATTATCGATGCTGCTGTCGGTGGGGTTGCCGACACGCGAGAAGGCACCTGAGTTGGCACCACCGGAGAGGATGCCCGCCTGGTTGTGCGTCCCGGCCACCAACTCAGCGAAGGCGTTGGGGTTGAAGGCCGGTCCAGCGCCCGGGGTGGCGTTGGCGTCAACGCCGAAGAGGCTGGCGATGAACGACATGAGCGAGCCACCAGCAGCGCCAACCTCAGCGGCACCACCGCCCATGATGCTGGCGAAGTTCTTGATGAGGTCGAAGAAGTTGCCGATCGTGCCGAAGCCGATGTCGGGGAGGTCACCCATGCCGACGTGCCACGGCTCACCATGCTTCACCCCTGAGTTGAGGCCGAACTTGGAAGCGTTGGCGGTGATCCACCCGTACTCACTGGGCGGGCCGAGGTCTGCCGCCATACCCCTGGTATGAGCCGAAGGTCCACCGGAGGTTCCGATGCCACGCTTCTTCATCGTCCGCTGCATGTGGGTGTCGCGCAGCCCGGAGTTGACCCGGATGTTGGGGTTGGCCTGCATCATCGCAGTGACCTTGCGGCGCATGTCCGGGTGCATCCCGGCCACGCCCTTGCCACCGGTCGTGGTGTACATGCCACCCACGTCACCCATCGGCCAGCCCTCAACGTCATCGAAGGGGTTGAAGCCGTGCCCGGGGAGAACCCAGTCCAGAGCACTACCGACCGTCGAGGCCCCGGGAATGTGGCCGAGAAGGTTGCCGAGTGCTCCACCGGCCGCACCAGCGATGGCCTGCCCAGCGCCAACCGCCAACGACCCCCAACCGAGCGAGCCACCGATCATCG